CCGTAGATATGTGGATGAGGAGCCTGAGTTTTATATTCCAGATGCTTGGAGGTGCAAGGCGGATAATGTAAAACAAGGAAGTAGCAACATCCCCCATCACCTCTCTGATCAATATAGTGGCCGACTTGCCATTGAGGTCTCAAACTCTGTAGAACTATATACTGAGATGTTAGAGGACGGGATAGCTCCTGAACAAGCTAGGATGGTTCTCCATCAAAACATGATGACTGAATGGTGGTGGAGCGGAACCCTTGGAGCATACACAGATATGTTACGTCTACGTTTAGACCCTCATACACAATATGAATCTCGTATTGTAGCTCAGAAAGCTAGAGCTATTATTGAGCCTTTGTTTCCTTTTTCTGTTCCTGCGCTATTAGGGGAAATTAATGAATAAGTTTATATGTGGGCTGCTTGCTATCGTGTTTGCTTTATCTTCTATATCTACCATATTTGTAATTGGATATAAATACGGGGCTGGGAAGGAATTAAAGACACAGCGTGATTATATTGTACAACAATGTACAGATAACAAATATGTAATCATCTACAACACATTGATTATGTGTCCAGAGATTATTGTTAATAAACAGAAAGGTAAGGTGATGCTTTGACCAAACACTTTATTATTCCAGACGTTCAGATTAGAGAGGGAGATGACTTTACATTTCTCACGAACATTGGTAAATACATTGTAGAGAAGAAGCCAGATGTTATTGTATGCCTTGGGGATTTTGCAGACATGCCCTCCTTAAGCTCCTATGACGTTGGTAAGAAGAGCTTTGAGGGGCGGAGGTATGCTAAGGATATTCAAGCTGCCCAGGGGGCTATGGAGGCCCTCTGTAGGCCCGTCTTAAAATACAACCTCAGTCAGCTTAATAACAGGAAGAAACAATATAAGCCTCGCCAAGTTCTTACATTAGGAAACCATGAGCATCGTATTAACAGAGCTGTTGAATCTGATCCAAAGCTGGAGGGAATTCTTTCTACGGGGCACCTCTGGTACGCTAAGTATGGGTGGGAGGTCTATCCTTTTCTTGATGTGGTTGTTATTGACGGTATTGCTTACAGCCACTATTTTACAAGCGGTCTCATGGGCCGTCCAGCAACTAGCGCTGCTGCTCAGCTTGCTAAAAAACATATGAGCTGTATTGCTGGACACCAACAAGGACTACAAATTGCAACAGGGCATAGAGCTGACGGTAAAAGGCTTACATCTATTATTGCTGGTAGCTGTTATGAGCATAATGAAGATTACCTTGGCCCTCAGGGGAATAATCACTGGAGAGGGTGCTTGATGCTTCATGAGATTGATGATGGGCAATTCGATTTGATGCCTGTTTCTTTGGACTATCTAAATAGAAAGTATAAGAATATTGAATAATAAACCATCCCTGCGTAGTCAGCTTATCACTCGTAGAACATATAACCGCCCTCTTGACGATAAAGGTACTAAGTTTGAAACTTGGGAGAAGACGGTTGAAAGGGTTATCGATCATCAAAGATGGTTGTGGGACAGAACAGGAAACTTTTTAGACCTAGCTCATAATTGGGAAGAGTTACATGAACTCAAACAGCTCATGCTGGAACGCAAAGTGCTCATGTCAGGCCGTACATTGTGGCTTGGTGGCACAGAAGTTGCAAAGCGAAGAGAAGCTTCCCAGTTTAATTGTTCCTTCACAAACGTCGAAACAGTGTATGACGTGGTGGATGTCCTGTGGCTTCTCATGCAAGGTTGTGGAGTTGGATTCAAGCCTATCATTGGTCAACTTACTGGATTTCAAAAACCCATCCAAGAGCTAGAGATTATTCGCTCTACACGTACAGATAAAAATGGAGAACAAGGAAATACAGAAACATTTGAAGACGGGGTATGGACCATCCGTGTTGGAGACTCAGCAGAAGCCTGGAGCAAATCTGTTGGAAAGCTTATGGCCCATAAATATGCCGCCAATAAACTTGTTCTCGATTTCTCCCAGATACGCCCAGCAGGAGAAAGACTGAAAGGATATGGCTGGATTTCATCTGGCGATGCTAGTATTTGTAAAGCATATGAAGCGATATTTAAAATCCTTAATAGGAAAGCTGGGAGCCTACTTTCCCGTATTGACATCCTTGATGTGGTTAATTGGCTCGGTACTGTGCTTTCTTCTCGTAGATCTGCCGAGATTGCTCTATTCGATTATGGTGAAGAAGAGTGGGAAGAATTCTCAATAGCAAAAAGGAATTGGTGGGAAGGCAATATACAACGATCACAATCTAACAACAGCCTTGTCTTCAATTACAAGCCAAGTAAAGAAGATCTTAGAGGGATCTTTAGTCTCGTTGTTGATTCTGGAGGTAGCGAGCCCGGCTTCATTAACGGTGCGGCCGCAAGAAAGCGAGCCCCTTGGTTCAAAGGGGTTAACCCTTGTGCTGAAATCCTACTCGGTAACAAATCATTCTGCAATTTAACTGAGGTGGATCTTGGAAAATTCAAGGGGGACGCTAATGGCCTTCGTAGAGCAGTGCATATTGCTTCAAGGGCAAATTACAGACAAACCTGTGTCAATCTCCTTGATGGAATTCTCCAGGAATCCTGGCACCTTAATAATGAATTCCTCAGACTCTGTGGAGTCGGTCTTACTGGTATCATCCGACGGCCAGACATGGGAGCATACGAATACCAGGAGCTTCAACGTACAGCTACTGCAGGGGCTTATTCTATGGCTGATGAGCTTGGGATGCCCCGTCCTAAGAATGTTACAACCGTTAACTAAATGGCGGCTTTGCTAAGTAATTAGCATCGAATAATTGCGTGAACTGCTGGAAAGCTAAGTCGAAAGATATGCCAATCAGCAGCCAAGCTTACGTTCATGTCGATAAACCTATAGGTACTTCGATATATAATGTAAGAAGGTTCAGAGACTATCCCGTGAGGGAGTAGGTGCCAAGTGGCATCGAAGCGCGCAACGCCCTATTAGGGTGATGATATAGTCCGATCTTCTTGGAAACAAGGAGAAGTATGTATTTATATGAGATTCGTAATTCAGAGAACGATGCTGTATATGTTGGTGTTACAAGAAACACATTAGCAAATCGGTTTCGTTCACACAAGCACTGTTCTAAATCCCTGCATACTCCGCTGTATTGTGCAATGCGTAAATATGGATTTGATAAATTTAAGATTGTGCTTATATATGAATTTGAAACAGAGAAAGAGATGCTTAAGGCTGAAAAAGATAGGATAGCGTTCTATCGTAATATTGGTGTTAAGTGTTATAACATCCTAGACGGCGGTGATTCATATTTCCCAATAAAAGATATGGAAGCACATAGAGCTGCCCTTCGTGAAAGAAGGAAAGGAAGAAAGCCAGCACTTGGAATGAAGCACACAGATGAAAATAAAAAACTATTCTCTGAATGTGGAAAAGCTAGGTGGGATAAGTATGGCAGATATCCTGAAGATGTTATTTCTTTGTCTTTTAAAGATGCTAAGTTAAAATACGGCATCAGTAAAACTCATTATTACAGACTGGTTAAGGCTAACGCCCTTAATTGAACTTTTGCAAACCATCAGGGACACTCAGTAAGGTCATGGATACTACAGAAGGCGTCCACAAGCCCCTCGGACGATACATCTTCAACAATGTAAACTTCGGTAAGCACGACCCTCTTGTGCCCCTCTGCAGGGCTGCTGGGTATAAGGTAGTGGATAATCCTTCAGATAATGAAGCTGTCCTTATTACATTCCCTGTAGAATGGTCTGATGTCCCTTTTGATAAGGTTAATGGCTTAGAAGTTAATATAGAATCAGCTATTTCTCAATTAGAGCGTTATAAGATGCTAATGCAAAATTGGTGTCAACAGAATGTCTCTGCAACAATTAGTTATTCCTTGGAGGAAGTAGATGGGATTGTGGACTGGCTATATGATAATTGGGATGTGTATGTCGGAGTATCTTTCCTATTTCGGGCTGATCCCACCAAGACAGCGAAAGACTTGGGATACCTCTACCTCCCTCAAGAAGTAGTGACTAAGGAGAAATATGATGAATACTCTTCTAGACTTCAGGAGATTAACTTGGAAGAAGCTAACGATATTGATGCTGCCTTAGAAGATGATTGTTCTGGAGGCGCATGTCCAGTACGATAACTGATATTAAGTGGGCTACATTAGAAAGTGAAGAGTTTGAAGATGAGCTTCATGTTGTCCCTGTTATTGACGGAGAGCTTATGCAGCCACATATGCTGAAAGAAAGCTGCCCCTGTCATCCAGAACAAGAGCTATATCTGGATGCTATTGTTTACAACCATAACGTTATTCATTAAATTTTAGACAAAAGAAAAGCCCCTTGGAGCGTTCCTATTACTAGGAATTTTCCTTGGGGCTTTTTTCGTTTCTAGCTCAAAATAATTACAAGCTGTCCAGCAGCAGTAATCCCTACGTTCCTTTGTAGAGCTACAATGTTTGGAGGAAGGAACGCCCCCCTAATAGCTATTACAGCTACAGCGGGCGTAGAACCACCACCCCCACCAGATGCTTCAGAACTACCATATACCCGTCCTCCAGAGACAACACCAGAATCAAATAATAACCCCATTATGTCACCTGCACAGGGCCAGAGAACCGTTTATATGCTGGGGATTGTGTAGTGGTTCCATCACTATCTGTTACAACGAGCCAACCAATTCCAGAAGAAGCTAGGTTTGTCCTTACAGTAATTGCAAGAACACCTGATCCATCCGTTGTCTCAGTAGTCCCTTTGTCTACAGGATACTCTCCAATATCTGGGGTAGCTTGCTCCCAGAAAGCCCATTTCAGCCCTGTCAAGCTCGCAGCAGCGGTTGTGCCGTTTGTAGTGAGCGTAATAGAGATGCTCTTAGTAGCGGCTGGTCTGCCAAGAGCAACAGGTGTGGCAAAGCATCTTGCGAAGAATGCAGCAACGTCAGCAGCATCATACATGCTTGGGTCACCGTGTGCACCAGTTTTAGCCACTACAACGGCCTCACGAGTCCTTGTTGCAACCAGAGCAGATAGAGCATCTGCATTATCTGCCTTAGGGACTACCGTGTCTCCAGTAGATGCCGTCATACGCATAGGAACATGCCTCCACGCATCACCAAAGCTCAACAGAGGATCAAGCCCGAATGTACGATTGGCATAAGTTCCTGAGCCTGAGCCAGAGATTGAATAGGCTGTATCAATATCTGATGTATACGTTCCAAGAGAATACAGATTAGCCAAGCTACAAACCGGGTTAATCCCATACCAACCAACAGCAGGAATCTTCCCTTGAGCTAATACACTCAAAGTAGGAAGACCACCCATAGATACACACCACAATGCAACATTCTTCGTGTTGTAATTATCCTTAACGTATTTCCAAGCAGCTACATGGTCATCAACAGATTGCTGTGTACCCCAGGCTACACCTCTAGCGTTTGTACCAACAAGGATGTATCCAGCGTCAAGCAAGGCATTCACAGATGCAAGAGGCTTACTACTATCCCCTAGCATGCCTGTTTGGTCATCACTTCTGGCATGGCCAAATACAATGACGTTTGTAGGGTTGGACGAGTTATAAGGAATAGCTGCTGATGCGCTTGGTACAAGCACCATGATCGACTGACCACCAATAGTATCTGTAGTGTCCACCCTGGTATATTTTAGTGCAGCCGTAGATGTATACGACGAAGCACTTGGGTTAGACAAGCTACCATTGTTTGTCAGCGTAATGGATTTTACACCTGTACTGGCTGGTGTATACGTAAATGTAGCTGTAGGTGTTCCTGAGCTAATGTTTACAGTAGTTGGTGTAAATGTTCCACCGCCTCCACCGGAAGATGGCGTTACCGTGACAGTTCCTGTAATGGTTCCGTCTGCACCTACTGTAAAGTTTGTAGAAGCAACACTTACCAACCCAGTACTTGGTCCAGAAAGTGTTATGGTTGTAGCTACCGTAGCAGTTCCTGCAACCAAGTTGTCAAGAGTAGAGTCAGAACTACCAGACCCCACAATCCGTACACCAGCCCTACCTGCTCCAGTGATCGAACTGTCCGTAGGCGACATACACGTCTGAACCCCAGATACAAAACTGCCGGAGCTATTAAGCCAGAAGCTATCTGAAACACGACGCAGCCTGCAATTGATAGTTGTTCCTACAGGCTCAATCACCATTTCATAGCTTGATCCACCACTAGGTGTAAAACTTACCTGGGAGACAATACTCTGAGTACCGCCTGTACGTTTGTACAGGATAACCGTGCCACCACCGTTATAATACTCAAAGCAGTACCACGCTCCAGAAGTATCCATCCGGGCACACGGGCCAATTTGTTCACCACTTGCCCCATTATATGTCCAAATAACAGATACAGGATAGTCAGCAGATGCCTGTGTTGCAGAAGAATAGTAATTACTATTTGTCCCCCCCTCACCAGCAATCAGCTTATTACTGATAATCTTTGGGG